CGTAATGACCAGCCTGGGGCTTAGGGGCAACGCATACTGCTCACTCCGTCGCGGAGGCCGTGGCGAGGTTCGGCAGATCGACAACCTGAAGCCGCAACACATGCGGGTTGAGAGGGATGCATCTCGGCGACTGACGTTCACCTACAATGAGCCAAATAACGAAGGCGTGTTTTCTGGCCGTGACATATGGCGCGTGGCTGCGCTCAGTTCTGATGGTGTCACAGGGCTTTCCCCGATAAGTCTTGCGCGTGAGACGCTTGGGCTGTCTTTGGCGCTAGATCGTAGTGCTAACAGGATGTTTTCCAACGGATCTCAAACCAGCATGACGCTGGAGTTTGACCATCAGTTAACTGATGAACAAATAGAAAACTTGCGTGAGCAGTTTGCGGATAATTACGCCGGGTGGAGGAACGCGCACAAACCTCTGATTCTTGAATCCGGCATGAAGGCAAACGCAATCGGCATGAGCAACGCCGACGCGCAGTTTCTGGAGAACAGAAAAGCGCAGGTGGTTGAGATTGCCAAGTGGTACAGGGTGCCGCCTCACATGCTTGGCGACCTTGACCGTGCGACATTCTCAAACATCGAACACCAGTCTATAGAGTTCGTCACGCACACTATAAGACCTTGGCTGGTTCGCCTAGAGCAGAGCATGAACCGTGACCTGCTCACCGATACAGAGCGTCGTCGAGGGCTTTATTCTCAACACACAGTGGAGGGGCTGCTACGTGGAGATACCAAGTCTCGCTACGAATCCTACGCGTCGGCCATAGTTAATGGATGGATGAGCCGCAACGAAGTCAGAAACCTTGAAAACCTCAACCAGCAGGAAGGTCTTGACGAGTTTATGGTGCCACTAAACATGGCTCCGGCTGGTCAGGCTGATGAACCAGAAGACAGCCAGGCGACTTCACGTATCGCTGACGCGGAAAACGCGGCCCTAATGATTGAGGCGAAGAGCAAAACATCTGAGGAGTTCGCTGCATGGGCCGTTGATTATTACGGCAGGGCAGCATCGCGCATAGAGGCAGATCTTGGTGTTGACGCATCTGGATACATGCAGGCCAGAGTATCCCGCATGGCAGACGCAAGAACACCACTAGAGGCGGCGCACGAGGCCGCAAAGCACACACTTGAAGATATTGAGGCGCTTACATGAATGAGCTGATTATTTATGGCGACATCGGGGAGAGCATGTGGGGCGATAGCGTCACGGCCAGCTCGGTAAAAAATATGCTTGATCGCATGGACCAAGGCGACTTGACGGTACGCATAAACTCCCCAGGCGGGTCGGTATTTGATGGTTTCGCCATCTACAACATGATTCGTCAGAGAGATGGCAAGACTACTGTTTACGTTGATGGCCTAGCGGCCTCTGCGGCTTCTGTCATCGCGATGGCAGGGGATGATGTGGTTATGGGTCAGGCGTCTATGCTGATGATTCACGACCCTTACACGATGTCCGTGGGTGGATCTGAGGACATGCGTAAGACGGCAGATATGCTGGACAAGATAAAGGAATCCATTGTTGCGGCCTATGAGTCACGGAGCGAGCAAGGCGCTGAAATCATCTCTCAGATGATGACTGATGAAACATGGTTTACCGCAGATGAGTCGGTAAGTATGGGCTTCGCTAATCGCGTTGAGGCAGGAAAGGCAACTGTTAGCAATCTTTCACGGCCCTGGATAAACAAGATGCCCGAAACGGTATCAGGTGATCCGGCAGAGCAGAATGCGTGGCGCGTTTCCCTGCGTTCGCGTCAACTTGAATTAAAAGCGAAATAAACGGGGCAGCCGCCCCAACCCTTTAACTCACTTAATTATTTATTTTTATGCCCTTTACTGGGTAGGAGATTTTTATGAAATTTAAAAGTGTAAATGACGTGCTTCAGAAGCGCGGCGAAGTAATCCACGAAATGAAGGCCATGCTTGATACGGCCTCCGGTGAAGGCAGAGACCTCAACTCAGATGAGTCGCAGAAATATGACGCGATGAACTCTGAGATTGACTCGCTGAAGTCTCTTGCAGACCGCATGGAGCGCACGGATAACGCTGTAGCTGATCTTGACCGGGTGCGCGGGTCTTCCCATCGTCCGAACGTAAACACTGGCGAAGAAGAGAACGTTCGACCGTTTGCTGCTAAAGCTTATCGTTCTGCGTTCGACCAGTATGCGCGGCGTGGTCGCAACGGCGTTAGCTTTGACGTACTGAACGCGCTACAGATTGGCACAGACTCGGAGGGCGGCTTTATCACGCCTGAGGAATTCGAAACCACGCTTGTCGAGTACATTCAGGACATCAATCCGATGCGCCAGTATGTGACTGTGGTTAGCACGGCTTCAGATCGAAACATTCCGGTAGAGACATCGCTTGGTACTGCTACGTGGACGGCTGAAGAGGCAGCTTATACGCCGTCTGACGCCGCTTTCGGTCCGGTGGTTCTGGGCGCTCACAAGCTGACAACCATCACGCTGGTCTCTGAGGAATTGCTTCAGGATGCATTCTTCGGCGTCGAGCCGTATCTGGCTCGCAACTTCGGCAAGCGATTTGGTATCGCAGAAGAAGCAGCGTTCGTTGATGGCGATGGTTCTGGCAAGCCTACAGGTATTGTCGGGTCTTCTGGCCTTGGCGTGACGGCTGTTGGAGCGGCAGCAATCACTTCTGACGAGTTGATTGACCTTTATCACTCCGTGCCCCGCCAGTATCGCAACGTGCCGAGTTCTGTATGGCTGATGAATGACGCAACGGCGAAAATCATCCGAAAGCTGAAGGACGGCGACAGCCAATATATTTGGCAACCAGGCCTGCAAGCGGGTCAGCCTGATGCAATTCTTGGCAGAACTGTTGTGGTTTCATCGGCTATGCCCGCTCCTACCACTGGCAACAAGTCTATCGTTTTCGGCGATATGTCTGGTTACTACGTGGCCGACCGTTCGGGCATGTCCATGCAGCGTCTGAATGAGCTGTATGCGGCAAACGGGCAGGTTGGCTTCCGGGCTTACAGACGGATGGATGGCAAGGTTGTTGACGCAACTGGCATGAAGCACCTCATTCAAGCATAAACGTGAGCAGGGGCGGGAAACCGCCCCTTTATTCCTATGATTAAATTACTTGTATCTATTGCTGGGGCTGACTTCAGTTATGCGCCCGGCGAAACCGTTTCTTTAGATGCGGAACTTGAAAGACGTTTAATTGACAGCGGGCAGGCCGAAGAGGTGAATGAACGTGTTAAGCCAAATCACAGAACCAAGCGAACTGCCAGTTAACATCCTGGATGCCAGGCGGCATTGTGCGATAACAGACGACACGCACGACGTTTTACTAAATGGTCTTTTGTCTTCTGCGACCGAATGGGTAGAGCGTCACTTGAACGCGCGGATTATGTTGCAGACAGTAAGACTTAGCTTGCCTGAATTTCCCGCATATCTGCCAATTTACCCTGTGCAATCGGTGGATTCTGTGAAGTATGACGACGTGGATGGGGCGGAGCAGACGGTCGACCCTTCTGGTTATTCGGTTTCACTTTCTGGTATACGGCCTGTAATTTCACCGACCGACGAATGGCCAGCGTTAAGCGGCAAAAAGCCAAATCCGGTGCGAATGGAACTAACTGTTGGGTTTGAGAAAGCGCCAGAGCCAGTAAAAACAGCCATCCTTGTAATGGTGCAGGAGATGTTCGCGAATAGAGGCGAATCTATTACCGGAACGATGGTTACGCCCTCTAGATTTACTGTGGCGCGTCTTCTCTCGGGCTATAGGCGTCAGGTCTTATGACGCTTGACCAGCCTATAGAAATCAAGCGCAAGTCTCAGGAGCAGCGGGCTGATGGATCGCTTGAAACGACTCTGACAACCGTAATGCAGGGCTTTGCGAGAGTGAGGCCAATGCGCGGCGGTGAGTCAGACCAGGGTACCCAAGTCGAGGCCAGAGCGGGTTACAAGTTCACCATTCACACGCGATCAGACCTGCTGGATGACGATGTAATCGTGTGGCGAGGCCGAAAATATAACATCCGATTTATATACGAAGAGGGCTTCGGTTCGATTTACATGGAGATTGAAGCAGAGAGAGGCGTTGCGATATGAGCAGCTTTCAGGGCATCGGAAAGTTACGCAAGACGCTGCGCAGGATTGAGCCAGAAGCTGTTGAAGGAATCATAAAAACAATTGCCTCTGGTGCCAAGGACATAGAGCGAGACATGATTGGCGGCGTACCGGTAGATGAGGGCGATCTTGCGCGGTCTCTGACTAGCGTTTTGTCAAGAGACGGGCTTTCTGCCGCTGTCGGACCTGGTGTGAACAGGAGCCACGTCCTGCGCAGGGGGTTTGGCGATGTCGCCAGCAAGTTCACAAAAACTGGAAAGTTGACCGCAGGAACCATACGCGACAGGGACGCCCAAAGGCAGTTGTTTAAGGCCCTGTGGATTGAATACGGCACAAAGTCTGGTAAGCCTGGATCAAGCGCGCAACCAGCCAGACCTTTCATGGCGCCAGCATTTGACGCCAACAAAGACGGCATAACTCGGGCGCTGCGCAAGGATATAAAGCTTGCACTAAAAAGGGCCTCATCGGGTGAGTGATCCACTGCATGTCGCACTAATCGCCAAGCTAAAGACATTGGTTGATGTGCCTGTTTGGGACGCCGTTCCCCAGGGTTCTGATTATCCCTATGTAACCCTTGATTACACGCAAGAGAGTAACGAGCCATATCTTACTCTCAGGGTAAAAACGCGATTTGTTTACCTTGCCATCTGGTCCAGGGCATACGGTCAGGCCGAAATACTGGAAATAATCAACCAGATTGACGGCATTCACGAGCAACCATTAACCATGTCCTCCGGGCAGGTTGTATCAGTGCGCATTGAGCGCACACGTACTGTCCGGGAAACGGACAACCTCACGTTTCAGGGTCAAGTGACGCTGAGAATCATCACTCAACAGTAACCTTCACTAACTTTTATTTTTTATGCCCTTCACTGGGTAGGAGATTTTTATGGGTATTCAAACAGGCGCAAATGTAGAGGTTTCCATTGGATCCACTGGCGTAGATCACACAGAAGTTGGCTACGATGCCGATACTTTCACGCTCATCGGTGGCGTTGAGTCTGTTTCCGAATTTGGAGACACCGCAGCGGAAGTCACGTTTACCGGACTCTCTGACGCTCGCGTCCAAAAGCTTAAAGGTTCGCGCAACGCCGGCAACATGAGTATTTCGATGGGCTTTATCGGCGGCGATACAGGACAGGAGGCGCTGATTGCAGCAGAGGCTGACGACACAAGTTCCAACTACGCATTCAAGGTCGAGTATAGCGACGGCGAGGTGCGTTATTTCGCTGGACAGGTGGCATCCGTGGTCGAGAACGTCGGCGGCGCTGACAGCGTTCTTATGCTGTCATGCGAAGTTCGCATTAACACGTCAATTATCAAGGTTGCTGCACCATGAGCCGAGTAGGAAACGGAATCAGCGAGGTTGAGATCGGCGGCCAGGAATACACGCTAAAGGTCACTATCAAGGCTATTGAATCTATAGAGCAGCGTTTTGGCAGCTTTGCCGATGCCGCGCAAGCTTGCATGAAGATGAACCTGGGTGTTGCCGCGTTCATCATCTCCCAGGCTGCCGACCTCAACAAAGACCAGTCGAGAAAACTCAAGGGCCAGCTTGTTCAGGAGGGTTTGCAGTCAGCAATGACGATTGCTGCCGAATATCTGGCAATGGTCATCAACCCGAATGACGACGAGGACGACGAGGACGGCGAGCCGGGGGAGCGTTAAAGCCGGGGGAGTTTGCCGAGAAGCTTTTTAAGATCGGAACTGGCTGGCTGGGATGGCATCCTGATGTCGTCTTGTCCACGCCGGTTCCGCAGCTTCTTCTTGCGCTAGAAGGCAGGATGGATTGCCTTATCAGTAGTAACCCCTTCGGCTCAAAGCCTAAACAGACAGCCAGCGTTGAGCAGCAGCGGGCTATATTCCATCGCATGAAAATGGACGCAAGAGATAATGTCAGAAGCCGCAGAGAGATTGCTAGTCAGGATCGACGCAACAACAGAGCAGTTGCGCCGGGAGATGAAGCGAGCGGATCAAGCTGTTGATGGTTCTGCCGGAAAGATTGGATCGCGTGTCAAGAAGATGGACACCGACTGGAAAAAGCTTGGAAAGACTGTCGCTAAAGCGTCGGCTGCTATCGGTGCCGCTATCGGTGCCGCGGGCGCTTTGGTTATTCGGGCAACGGCGCGTCAAGAGGCGGCAATAAGTCAGCTTGAATCTGCTATTCTGTCTACTGGCGGCGCTGCCGGTAGAACGTCGCAGGAGATGCAGGATTATGCAGCATCTCTCCAGCAGATAACCACGTTTGGCGATGAAGCCATCATAGAAATGCAGGCGATGCTGGCCACCTTCACGAATATCCAGGGTGTGAACTTCGACCAGACCACAAAGACCATCCTCGATCTGTCACAGGCGATGGGTCAAGATCTCAAATCATCCACTGTGCAGCTTGGTAAGGCCCTAAATGATCCTGTTGCTAACCTGGGGGCATTGTCTCGCACGGGCATTCAGTTCTCGGACGCTCAGACCGACCTCATTAAGTCTATGGCAAAAACCGGGGATGTTGCCGGTGCACAGACGGTCATACTGGCAGAGCTTGAAAAGCAGTTTGGCGGCAGTGCGGAAGCTGCCAGGGATACTATGGGCGGCGCGCTCAAAGCTTTGCAAAACAGCTTCGGCGATCTTCTAGAAGGAGATACTTCAGGCGGTGGTATTAACGGGACCACGGGGGCGCTTAATGAGTTAAACGAGATAATAAACAAGCCGGAGTTTAAGGAAGGATTCGCGACTTTTACGAACGGGATTCTTAGCCTTGGTGGAATGACAATTAAGGCCGCTATAGGGATCGGAAAGATAGCATCAGCGGTAAAAGAGCTGTATGCCGCGCTCAGGCCATTCAACGCCACAGCGACGGCAGGGAGGGCGCTCGCGTGGATTATAGAAAAAGGACGGGATCTTGGTGTCATCCGCGATGAGCTTGACCGAATAGGCGAAGCTCTTGTTGCACCAGCGACAGAGATGGAGATGGCATTTGCGCGCAATAATAGAGTAATTCGCGAAGCAAATGAACGCATGACCGCGCTTAACGCCACGTACCTTGATAGCGCGAGACTGATGGGCGAATTGCAGCTTAACGAGATCGTGGTCACTGCCGAGAAGATAAGCACGGAGCTTCCCGCTGCTTTTCACAAGGTGCAGAACGCTGTGCAGGAGACTGGCTCGGCGGTTCAGGCGACCACTGCAAAGTCTGATGACCTCACAGCAGCCTATGAGAGAGGACTAGAGCGCCTTGATGATGGCTTTGCAAACTTCTTTAAAGACATACTGCGAAACGGCAAGGTGTCCTTTGATGGCCTGAAAAACCTGTTCACCGACACACTTGGAGAGATGATATACGCGGCTTTGCGTAATCCGGTGATGGTGTCTATGGGGCTTGGTGGCGGTTCTTCGGGGGCTATGGCGTCGGGGGGCGGTGGCGCTGGTGGAGGGATTCTCAGTGCGCTCGGCGGTGGCGTCCAGAATTTTGGCTCCGGAATCTACAACGCAG